GTACTTTACGCAGTAAACGTCCAAGCTGTCGTTTTGTGTAATTTTTCGTTCCACTGATAGTTTCTTCTATCCAATCGTCAATCACCAAATTACTACGTTCGCAGAAGTTGTTTATCTCAAAACGTTGGTTCTCTACAGTCTGCTTGTCACTGCTTACCCTAATATATCCGTAAATCATAATTTTTCATCATAAACTGCAACTTTTAATCCGCCTCTCACTAATTTTTCAAGATTTTTACCTAAATCTTGCATGTGAAATCTAATGACTGATATATCTTCATCATTAACTATTCTTGTTAAAGCATTGATGTGTAAAATCCCTGAAGCACGTTTGGCATCTTCTCTATACAGTTCGTAGTAATTATCTATTCGTAATAGAATGATTTTATCGGGGTATATATTTTTCAAATTATCGAATAGTTTTATCATTTCGTTTCTCCTTTCTCTTTCATTCGTTGTAACACATCTTTGTTGGCTTCGAGGATTTGGTCGAAAGAGGGGATAGGCATCCACATGTCACAAACGTAATTACCGTAATCTTCAAATTCAAAATCCGGCAATGTTACAACACGAGGTTGTCCACTTGGTGTAGGTATAATAAACCCACTTACAATGGCTCCATTTGACACCATTCTGCAAAGAACAAGCTTGCTGTCTTCCGGCAACCGTTCTTCAACGCTTACCCATGGCGATTGCTTTGCCTGCCATTCTGCACCAGCCTTAAAGTCCTTTTCGCTTTGCCACATATCCGGTTGAGAGTTCCATGCCCATTGCGAAGAATACTCTTTTGCTGCTTCTTCTACTGTCTGTTTCATAATCAATGACTTTTAATTTTCTTATATTTACCACACTTCTTGCAGAAATAGTGACGGACGGTGTACCAACTGCTATCGCCCCAATCATCAACAACTTCAACTCTCCTTTCAAATAAGTATTCCCACTCGTGGCAACAGAACCATTTCTTTATAATGGTATCAATTAAACGCTTCATAACCAACTGTTCTCCTTTACAATTCTACCATCGTCTAACAACGCGTATAGTTTACCAGAGCGAAACACCATTGGTGGGCATACTTCAAATACTGATGCAATTTGTATCTGTGCGGGTGTTTCTGCATCTTTTTTTCTATTCTTTTCTTCATGTTACGTCATTAATGTGAATTTCCCCTTTCAAAACTCGCTCTACCTGCCTGTCTATTATTCCTTGGAATTCTATTTGGCAAATAAGAGAACAATCAGGCATGATTTCTTCTGGTATTTCTCCACGGTTAGGAGAAAGCTCATCAAGAAATATTTTTCCCGATTTGTCTTTCAGACACGTTGCACCCACTTCTCGTTCAATTACTGCCATTCGGTTGAATACCTCCGGGAAGTCTTTCCGTATCTTATTCCAATAGCCCATACCACCTTTCACACAACCGATGCAGTTGTTGTTATTGTAACCCATCTTGTACATGGCAGGGATTTCAATGCCAGCTTTCCATAGCATACCCATTGCATCCTTTTTGGTTATCTGTCTTTCAATAAGCGGGAATAACGGCTTTGTATCCGGATATTGTTGCTTTAGGCGAATGGCACGGTTAATCTCTTTCGGGTCAAAATCAAATCCCCAGACTTGACCGTCCCAATCCCCCAACTCTTTTTCTAACTTGTAACGGACTTGTTTCTTTAGTTCAAATGTACAAGCGGCACCGGTAGGGCCGTTAATAAATCTTTTCTTAGTCAATACATCTTCTACATTAAGATACTTGTCACTTCTGATAGTATGAATCGACTGGCCGTACCACTTTTCACAGTCAATAATAAAACGGTGATTGTCAGGATGACCGGAGCCAGTCTCGATGTAGTAGAGCTGTACATCTTCATACAGGCTCAATGCTATTTTACAGGCGACTGCGGATGTTACACCGCATGAAAACCATGCTATTGTCATATAGATTATTTTTTAATTTGCTTTCCTCTGTTCCGCTCTCTATTATCCTCAGATACACACATCTTGCACCATGATGTTTTGATGTGATATGCTTTTTGATGAATGTTCATAATTCTTCTTGCTTCATAAAACACATCCATATTGTTTTACTCTGCCTTCCGGTAGTATGTCCGAAAAGTGGTTTGAACGGGATAACGGACAAAACTTCCGCGGCTTTTATTTCGCTTTCATTCCACTTGAATATCAAAGTGCCATTTGGTTTTAGGACACGCATACATTCGGTAAATCCGTCATGTATAAGCGATTGCCAATCTTTGGGTAGTTTACCATACTTTTTCGCCATCCAAGATGTTGAGCCAAGCGTTTTAAGGTGTGGTGGGTCAAATACGACTTGATAAAAAGAATTATCTTCAAATGGAAGATTGGTGAAGTCGGCCACAATATCCGGTTTCACTTCTATGGTTCTTACCCTATCTCTGTCCTTTGCCGTAACTGTTTCGGAACGTTTATCCACGAACAAAACGTTTGGATTTTGCTTGTCGAACCAAAACATCCGGCTACCACAACAAGCATCTAATATGAGTTTTTCAGTTTCCATTGTCGTACTTTCAAAACCACTCCTCGTCCTTTCCGACCTCTACCGAAAGCCAGTCCATGAGGAGAGTTATAAGGTTATAAATCAGTTTCATTTCACTAAACTTTTATCGCATTGGCAATATTATCGGCATCCGACAGTTTTCTTACCAGCACATCAAATGCGGATGTGCATCGTTCTGTGTTCATATTGACCGTTTTCCCGATTTTCAAACTGTCGGAAGCAAGGTTCATCATCCTTGCCACATTGGAAAGTTTCAAATATTCCAACGTAAACCCGTTGAACCGTGCATCTTTCTTCCGAAGTTCTTTAATCCTTTCGTCGAACTGAATACAGGAGTAATCGCACAATGTCCTTGCAAGTTCAAATCTTGCAATCTCTGCGGAATGAGATACGCCGTTATCGTCAAGAACCTGCTTGAACTGCCAGTACAACATATCCACGTGCTTGTTCACTTCTTCCGTGTACTTGTCGTTGCAGTCGGCGAAGAACTCGCTCCGGTCTGAACCGATAACGCTGTTTACAGTACGCTCATATTCCTTTCTTGCCTTGTCGGCATCATTCAAATGCCGTTTGAATGCCTGTCTGTAATAAGGCGTTCTCTTCATCGCATGCAGGCTCTCGATAACCTGCCCGCAACAGATGTCGTTCGTGAAGAGAATGTTGTAAGTGCAGAGTACCACAAGGCTCTCATACTTGCTGATTATCTTGGTTGCTGTATCGGTAGTCATTGCTTTGCGTATTCTGCCTTATCCATACTCTTGTTTCTGCTCTCTTTGGCAAGCTCGTCAATCATGCGCTGAAACTTCTTTGCCACTAACGGGCAGCGTATGCGCATCGCATTATCACGCTGCTGCTCCAATTGTTCGATTTTCTTTTCAAGTTCTGTGTCCATAATCATTTTTTCTTAAAATTCTCACATATCCTTCCGTACCTGTCACATGCGCATACCCTATGACCTTTAGCCTTACAGAGGCATGAGTTTCCGATAAAGTCTTTGGCGTATGAGCATTGGTAGCAGTGGACGGGGGAGAGGGGTTCTTTTTTCTTTGCCATCTATCTTCGGCTTTTACCTTCAATTTTAACCACATTGAACATCTCTTTAACCCGGTCGGCAATATAATCCCCATACCGCCCGGAAAACTCCGTGTTCGGGTCAAGATTGGTAGTCATGTGGGTGTAGAAACAATATCTCTGCTCATAGCGCAGTTGCAAAACGGTCTGAATGGCATTGATGCCTGTACCGAAGTGCTTGGCATCCATTGGCTCCCTACCTACTTCGTCAATGGCAAGATTGTGCATACATGACCTGTCTGTGTATTGGTTTAACCCGGCAATTCCCTTCTCGGCAAACTGTAAGGCAATCTCGGCAGCGCTGGTAAATTGAAAGGTCAATCCGGCATCCGCACCACCAATACAATAGCGGGCAATTTTCGCCGCATAATTCTGTAACCCTTTCAGTAAAGTGGATTTGCCTACCCCGATAGAACCGTGTAATAACAGTCCCTTATCTAAATCAAGTATTCCAGGCATTCCCCATATCCATTGATAAAGAGCTTTCAACAGTTGGCGGTTGCTGTCATCAATTGTAAAGGTCGGTGAAATGGATTTCATAGAAATTACAAGTTGGTTGCGCCAGTACATATCAGCCTGTTCCTTGCTCCATTGTTTCTGATTAGCTTTGTTTGCCGAAGACAATTGATTTGATACCGGCGGAGCTTTTGTCTGGTTCAGTATCAGGTTTCCGATTCTTTCCATAATTTTTTAGTTCAAATAATCCGGAATAGTTGTTTGCAATTGATTGCTCAACAATACATCTTGCTTTTTGGGGATTGTTGTCACTTAACTCTAATAGATGATTATAGCACATTTTTAGCGACTTGTCAGATTTATAGCTTTCCCTTCGCTCGCGCTTATATCCAAGCCATTCCCTAAATGCATCTTTAAAACCCTCATCAACAAAAGACAAATCAACTTCCTTGTTTTTGGGAATCGCTTTCTTATCTCCGTTAGGAGATTCTTTCTCTATATCATTTTCATTATCATTTTCATTAGGCTTGTTTTGGGTTGTTTGGGTTGAATTTAACCCACTGGGTTGTTTGGGTTGTTTCGATTTTGCGTTGCTATTCCCAATCGGAGCACCACCTTTACGCCCGTTGTTCCGGTTTCTCTCGACAATGCCATGATATTTAGTTTCGTCTATCTCAAATTGATTGATGAAGAAACCAAATGCCATTTCAATGTCCTCCTCTACCGTAACCTCCTCGCCAAGTTGATACTTGAAAATTGCACGGAATAATCGTCCAAGCTGTTTGTCTGATAATCTTGATATAGGTTTGTAGAAAGACTTATATATTATAAAGCTATCTTTTGCCATTGTCATACATCTTTCAAATAATCGTTTACAACTTTTATAAACTCATCAAGTGACCGGACAACGACATATTTAGCGCCAATACTTTCAAACTCCTTCTGATATTCTTTCTGATGTTCAGATTGCCTGCCAGTCTTTATCTTTAATTCTATTCCACAAAATGGATAGAACTTGTTGGGGATAAGGAGAATTAAATCGGGGAATCCAGCCCGAACGCCCATTTGCTTGAATTTTGCGGCTTCAATGGCGTTGCGCTTTCCTCCGTTGGGAACACAAGCAAGCCGTTTCTTCCATTTAGGATATTTCAAGTCCCAATATTTAATTATAGATTTTTGGAGATTATCTTCTAAATGTCTCATATATACTTTATTTTAAGTTCCACATCCACCGGTTTGTCTCTCATCGTGGAGAAAGCATCAAGTATCCTTTCTTTAGTCAACTGGATAGGTCGGGTTATTATCTCACTTCTTATACGCTCTAACGGTATCTTCTTCCCATCATAGGTAACAAGAACCGCAGAGGTTATTACGTAAGGCTTCATGTCTTGTAGGATTTATTTACCTGCCTTGCAATCTTCTTGTTCAACTTACTTAGACGCTCTGCCTGTTTGCTGTCACCTCCAATATTATGAATGTCTGACTTTCGGTCTATGATAAGCTTCTGAATGATTACACAGTCGGATTTGGTTATTGTAAGTTTCATGATAAGTTATATTTAGTGGGGAAGCTCCGAATCGAACAGAGCACGTTGTTTTGCTGGATGGTAGATGATAATAAACTAATGAATAACTAATACTAATTGGCAATCAAAAAGAATAACCGTCCAATACGTTCAACGCTACCATATTCCCCGTTTACCCGCCATATCTTCACAGACCGGGCAGGCAAGTTAACAAAGTTATTTCTGTATCTTAATCAAGTCCGGAATAGCACCGTAAATTGGTGTTTTTCCATCCCATTTATCAATGAATTGCTTATATAGTATTTCCTTGGTAAGCCCGCGTGAAGTGATTAGAGCCTGTTCGGTTTTCAGTTGCTCCAGTTCATTACGCTTTTTCTGTTCAGCAATCTGTTGGTCTAACACAGAGATATTGGTGTTTACCTCATTACGACTATCAATTTTCTCACGTACGGCTTTTGAAAATTCAAGCTGTGCAGAAAAAGTCAGCAATTGAAGCCCTCTTTTCTCAAATTCTTTATCTACAATCTGCTCCAACCGTTTTTCAAAAAGGAGAGAACCACCGTCAGCCATCAAACTATCTGTCTTGTGTTTACGGCTTTCTTCTTTGATTAAGTCGTAAATACGTGGTTCGAGTATATTATCTTCAAGACTTTGCATAAACCCATCTTTCCCGGATTCCGTATCTGCCTTATCTATATGCTTATTATCGAATACGACATCTATTGCTCTATTCTTGATAACTTTGTAAGAATAAGTGGGGCGTGCGTTAAATTCTGTATTATCGGCAGCTTTCAAAGTAACTGGTTCGGCAAATTCACCTCGTTGATCGAATAATGGAACTTGAAACAATTCTGTACCCCATTCCCAAGTGGAAACTTTACCAGATACCACCTTAAAATCCTCCTTTCCTTGCTTCCCATAGTTCTCCATCAAGACACCGGCATAATTAGGAGCTACTCTTTCACATGAGGTAAATACTACTAAGGTCATACAGACCAACATCAGATTAATCAATCTTTTCATTCTTCAAATTTTTAATTAGTTTGTAGATAAAGTAAATAATTGTGGCTGCGATTACAAACACGCCCAGCCAAGCGTGTAAATGATTAAACACCCTGTTCCCGATCGCCATTCCAGCTATCAGAAATACTATTAGGTAAATGTACTTTTTCATAATTAATCAAAATTAAAATTATCCTCACCGTCTGATTCTTCATCCGGTAGGTCATTCCCGAAGTCCATCGGAATGTACCAATCGGCTATAAAATCATTCATTGCTGTTCTTCTATGCTTCGTAAGGATATACATCCATGATGGCAGTTTCGGTAACAGAAGCAATCTGATAGTCTGCCATTGTACCTTTCATACCCTCATCCAGTTTCTTTACTGCGTCGCGCAGGTCGGCGGCTTGTACCAGTACCTGAGTAGATGTTTTCTTTTCGGCACCGCTCTTTTCATCAAGGGTTATAAACACGAGTTTACACTTAAACCACTTGTCTGCAGATTCCTCGCCAGAGAAAAACACTTCCGAATATTTTACCCTCTTGATGTCGGCAATCGTAAACTCTCCGCTGATAAACGGTGTCATTTCCTCTATACACTTTCCTTCGCTCTCTGTAAACGAAAGGGCATCGAACAAATAGGGTTCTGTAACTTTCTTGTTCATTCCGTTTTCCATTGTTTTCTCGTAACGGATTTTACACTCAAACCATGTATGCATAATTTTCTATTTTAAATAAAAGTTTTGTTTCTGTCTATTTCAATCTCCATTAATTGCAATAACCTCTTTTCATCAGGGCTTGGCAGATAGACACCGCATTCGGCACTCGCCCAATTGCGAAAACGCTCAATGCTCGTCGTCATTTCCGCCGTATCTAAATCAGTGGAACTACGTAATACTTCTACTTCTCCCAAAAACTTATCATTAATCCTACGGGTGAATATTGCAGGATTTACCAACTTTTTGTAATAGTTCTGTTTTACGTATTCCAGCGTGTTTCCGGTCTCACAAGCGAAGAAACCTAAAAGAGTGTGCAGGTATTTGTTCTGCTGCGTTGTCCTTTTAGGCTTCTTTTCCGTCAGTTCCACAATGCAGCCCTTTGAGAATAGATGGTTGCATCGTATTTTGAACTGTTCTTTGTGGAGTGGGTTGGATAGGTCGTATTGCATAATATTTTAGAATGGCAAATCATCTTGCGGGGATAATCCCGGAACTTCCGCAACTTGTTCCGGCGTTGGACTGCTCTGAACAGGCCTATATTCCTTGAAATCTCCAAAAATATATTGTGTCCCCTCTTTGCGCTCTTCCTGTTTGGGGGCGCACGTAATAAAATGGGTATGCCCAAACTGTGAAGGCTCCTTGCGTTCGATAACCGCCACATTTAAATAAATTCTCTCTTTCCCGTCTTTGCAGACTACTTTCTTCATTTGCTCACGGGGAATGTCACTAAGACAAATGCTTCCTGTTAAAATCATAAAATCAATATTTTAAAGTTGATAAAGTTCTTCTTTCGTTTTCAACAAGCGGTATAGATTATTTGTATGTATATACTTGCAGAAATCTTCCACTATATTTTGATTGTATTCTTCAGACAAATCTGTCCGTACACATTCAATAGGTTCGTAAGGGATAAAAGCCGTAGACGTCACATCGGTGAGCATGTTACGTTTATACCCCTCGAACTGGAATAAATCAAAGTAGAAAACGGAGCAATCAAAAATATCAAGATAAAAAGTCCACTGGCATGATTTTGTATAATCTTCCGTATGTGGTGTGGAGTACTTGGTCTTAATATCCCGGATTACTTTGGCATACTTTAAATCCGCATAACCATGTACGTGTATATCAAAGTGTGAAGAATGGTAGTCTTTACCGCCGTGCACCTCATGCTGGGCATCAGGAAATTTATTCCGGTAAAAAATGGCATTTTCCACAGCTTTACTGTTCAACCTGACAATGGCCCCGTCTTGTTCCTGCTCGAATATTCCTCTTCCTACATATGTTGCTTTTCCCGTTTCTACTATCTTATGAAAACAAGAGCCTATCGCCGCATAAGCGTTAGGCTCTTTTATCCCCGCAAGAATATTGAGAAGACGTTCTTCTGTATCCCATACGGAATGCTTGTCCCTGAAACGCCGAAAGGCTTCTAAGGAAGTGACACTTATTCGATACATAACTATTGCTTTTTGAATGTAATAGCATAAGATGTGGTAGATGAACGCGCAGGCGGGAATATTGTATATATCTCACCGGTTTCTTCATCTATTTCCGTTTTATTGGTATTTACAAGCTTAAGAAAACTTTCACGTTGCTTTATTTTTTCGTCCACTTCTTTCTTTTCCTTGTTCAGTTTATCCCAAATAATGTCATTGCATCCTGCAAAATCATATTTCACAGATGTCTCTTTTACTTGAACAACAGCTCCTTTGTATGACGGGGTTTCGCCTTTTCCGTATTTTTCCGTTTCCTTGATTACCGCTTCTCTTATATCATTGTCTTTCAAAAACAGAGATATGGATTCACTGATACTTTTCATTTGAATAACAGCTTCTATGGCGCTTATTTCTCCGTCAAGTACTTTTTGGATAAAAAGGGAAGCTAATTGTTCCTGCTCTGATTTTGTAGCCGGAATCTTGCTAATTGATAATTCTTTACTCATGGCAGATTATTATTAATTCTGTATTGTTCGTAATTGGCAGATATGATATTTATATCTTCTTGGGAAACCTTATAACTTTCATTTATAAGGTTTACGAGCGAAAGTCGTTTGCCTTCATTTTTGGCTTTAGTCAAATATTTATATATCCACTCCATCAGCTTCTCGTCGTTAAGCAGTTCTTTGTTAAGCAACTTTCGATTGTCTGTAACAGGTGCCGCTTGCGTGCTTGTCTGGATGTATTTTGTCGAATCTTTATCCCAATAAACATCAGCCCCCATTCCTAATGCTTTGCAAGCCACTGATATGGCGTCCGTTAAGGCCATTTTAAAGCATTCATCCGATGTATAGAGGCCGTTTTTTTCATTTGTCACAAACGAAGAACCGCCGACGCCCTGTATAGCCTCGCTCCATTCCCCGTTCATTTTTACAAAGAGGTTTATGTGAACAAAACTGGATATTACTCCGTTGCCGCCATTTTCGTTCCACATCCGGATAATTTCATATTTCCATCCGAAACCGCACACTCCAAATTCTTCGGTAAGCATTTTTATGCGCCACATAGGGTTTATATCAGACATACCTTTTAATCTTCCCGCAGCAATACTTTTTATCGCTTCTTTGGGAACTTTTCTGACACGGTTGTATAAATCTAAGTTATTCTCCATAATGTTGATAATTTAGCAACGTCTTGATAATCCCTGACTAACACAAAGCATCATCCTTTCATCTTCGAGTTCATCAGGCGTGTAGTCATATTGACTGCATTCGAGTTCCGTGCGCAACTCCTCGATGTCTTCTTCTATAAGCTGAATGATTTCTTCTTTTGAGGAATACCCATACTTGGGAAGATAGTCCAAATCGCAGGCTTTTACCTCGTTCAGTTCTTTGTACAGTTCTTCCAGTTCGTCTTTCATCGTCTTATGTTTTTAAACCGCCCGCACAAGGTTAAAGGGAAACGGTACGCACTTCGCTTCTCTCACGGCTTTTAGTGCGGTAGTAGCACTGACCTTTTCTGCGGCTGAATTTGATTATTTATATCTCCATTTATAAGAACCGGCTGATACTCTTTCCCCTCTTGCGCATGCTGCTATAGTTCCTTGATTTATTTTAGTAACTCTGGAAGCCTCTCTTGTACTTCCGTATTCTTGAATTGGCACTCCTGTTAAACTATATTGTATTATAGCTTTAGATGAATGATTTAGACTGCCGAATCTGCCTAAATTAGGAGTTTTTTTTAACCCAATTCTATATGCGTGTTTTTGATTATCAGAGGAAGAACACCATTCAAGATTTTCTACTTTATTATTAAATTTATTACCGTCTCTATGATTAACTTGTGGAAGATTATTAGGGTTAGGAATAAAAGCTTTAGCTACAAGCCTATGTATAGTGAATCTATTCATTACACATTTTCTACTAAGACTAATATTTAAATAAAGAGAACAACTATTAGGCTTTAAAATTTTACTATGAACATGTCTTACTCCATTTATATGGTTTACATATCTGCTCACAGATTTTACTCTACCTAAACTGGATATTTGATATATCCCTTCATATCCAATTATATCTTTCCAAATTTCTTGTTCCATAATTTATTTTTAAGAGGAAGGAGACAAGGGCAGACAACCTTTGTATGCTTATCCTATCTGGATGTCTTTCCAAATGTCAATAAATTGTTTTGCCGAATATTCCGCAAGTTCGCGTGTTTTATAATAAAGGCGAGACCCGCTACCCGCACCCGCAGACGCAAAATCGAAATCCGAACCGCAGAAAGCGAAAGAGGAAGGAGACATAATGAAATAGGGATAATACTTGTTCTCATCCGAGTTATCCCAGTCTGCTTTCCAGCCTTCATTCAGAGCTTCCGTAATAACTTCCATTTTATATAACGCAATGAAATGCTTGCGCATGTCTTTGGGCAAATCTGAAAAATCAGGGACACCTTTTCTTCCTGTTTCTTCCATTGCGTCTTCAAACGTTTTGATTCTATCCATTACGTTTTGATTGGCAAATATTTCTTTGCCGTATAGATTTTCAAGCATCTGCTTTCCTTTATTGTCCGCTTCTCTCCAAGCCTTTAAAGCGTTCTTTTTATCTACATTTAAAGTCATAATTGTAAGTTTATAGGGTTATAGAATAAATTGTTTCCACAAATCAATGAATTGCTTCCCGCAATAATTGGAAAGCTTTTCGCTTTTCAAACAAAGGCGAGACCCGCTACCCGCACCCGCACACGCAAAAGCGCAAATCGAAACGTAGAAAGCGAAAGAGGAAGGAGACCCATTAGGCTTGAACCACGGATACCAGCGTTTCACGTTAGCATTGCATACATTAAGTTTCTGGCCTTCATTTAGAGCTTCCGTAACGATAGCCAGCTTTTGGTAAGCAATATCGTGTTCCGTCAAGCCTAACTCCAATAGCTTTTTCTCATCGAGTGGTTCCCTTCCCAACTCGTGACAAGCATCAAGGTAGGTTTTCACTCTTTCTGTAACGTCTTGTGAAAAGAAATCCTTTCCAAAGGATTCTTCCAATACTGTTTTTAGTTCTTTTGAACCGCTCCGATATAGTTCACGGGCTTTTTGTTCACTTAATTGTAATGTTTTCATATAATTGTTATTAATGGGTTTTCAAATAAAAACCGGGCTATCTTCACAGACCGCCCGGCTACGACTAAACAAATACTTCATCTGTAGTGAAGATGTTGCGACACCCGGATTCGAACCGGGACGAGTTGTGTTTTCTCGGCCACTGCATCTATCTTTTGCGTGTATATATCGTACCTTTTTACCGTTATTGTATATAGAGCGGGAAGGGAACGGTACAGAAGAGGACATTTACCTTTGCTTATCTGCACCCTTGCCGCTTCCTTTTGGCTAATTGTCTTTCCTGACAATTATGGTCTTGGGTATAGATATGTGATATACGTTTTTTCCGATGTATACATCTATTTCTATGGAATCCTTGCACTCGGCGCTTCGGTTATCGGTATTTTTAGGCTTTTCCCCCATCGAACCAAAAATCTCAAGGAACGAATAGAAAAGACTGAGACCAAAGAAAACGATGACAAGTAGCGCTCCGGAAGATAATATATTCTCCATTGTCGTTATAATTTAATTCGCTCCCGTGAGCGTTCCGATGGTAGCTTTACTACTCTCAAACATCTATTGAGAGCCACGGGAATTATTTATTCTATTTTTTTGAACCGTTTATACCACGGCAAGCTGTTATGATACTCTATATCTCCTTCCAGTTCTTTCACCCTTCTGTTAAGAGCATTAATCATATCTTCCACTCCTTCCGGAAGGTCATTTTGGGAATATATCCAATAGTAATATGATGACTTACAGCCCAGATAGGAACTACTAAATATTTTCTGTTTCACCACGCCATATACATCTTTTTTCAAGGCGGATACTAATTTGGTTAACGATTCACTGTCAATTGTATATTTACCGTTTATTTCATATGAATCCGGCATTTCTCCATTGACAATCTGAACATTGTCAATGTAAAAGGAAAGGTTCTTTCCGTCAAAAGTAACTTCTCTGTCTCTCATATTAATTTCAATATTAAGTGCTCCCTTCAACGCAACAATACGTGTTTGGCTTTTCAGCGTGCCCGAATTTGACGGGAAGGGAGTATCGCTATTTCCTTATCACTACCGCCATTGTACTTATAGATGTCCCACTTTCCTTGAATTCTCCGGCGCCGATTTCAAATACTTCTCCATGTACCTCTTCCAACCAGTTGCGAAAATCAACACATTTCTTTTCCGAAGCAATTTTCCAATGAGAGCTGGTAATGGCTGCGAGCGTTCCACCTTTTTCCAAAAGCTTATACATAATCCTCACATGCTCTATATCCTGATTGCCTGAGAAAGGCGGGTTGGCGATAATCTTGGTATAGCTTCCTACGCTATCTTTCGTGAAATCCTCATCAAGTATTATCACATTATCCAACGAATGCAAAAACTCTCTGTTTTCCGGCATCAGTTCATAGCATTCTACTGTTACGGAAGGACAAGCCCTATGAATGGCTTTAATGAGAGCGCCACGGCCGGCACTCGGCTCCAGTACCGTATCATTCTCATGTATTCCGCCGGCAAGCATGACCAGCCAGTCCGCCAGCTGAGGTGGCGTTTCAAAGAACTGGTATTCCTGCTGAAGATTGCATCGCTTCCCTTCTTTAAGGATTGAAAACACCCTCTCCGGATTGAACGGGAATGTAAAACCCTGTATTTTTCCACTTTGCCAGGAACCGCCGGCTTCCTCAATCCACTTCTTGGCTTCAGCATAGGATTTTTTATTAAATTGTACTTTCGGAAGTTTAAGAACACTGTCCTCAAGAGTACAATGTTTTAGTATATCTTCCACATTCCATTTCTTACCTTCATCAGCCTGTTTTTTCTTTTCGTCCGTTGGAGCGTCCGGCGCTAAAAGTGAAGATATTTTTTGAACAACCGTATTGCTCGCATCCATGAAGGTATTGACGCAGGATAGCGCTTCTATGAGAAACTCCGTGTCAACATGCCCGGTGGCATTATAAACATCTATCCCTTCAGTCATGGTCGACAGCTCATTGAGCTGCGCTACACTACCACGTAACGCTTTGATTAAAATCTCTTTTTTGTTCATCATAGCTTTTTTGTAAGTAAATTCTTGTTGTGTCTACACTACCATGACCGAGAAGGTCGGCCAGTTGAATGACATCCTTATTTTTCTTCAGGAACATTTTAGCGAAAAAATGTCGGAAGGCATGCGCGTGCATCTTCCTTGAATCGATACCGCAATGTTTACCCCATGCTTTCAAATGTTGTGAAAAACCTCGTTGAGTTAACGGGCCGAATTTCCCAACAGCGAGAAGTCCCGTTTTACCATTCTCTTTCATGTATGCCATCGCTTCCTGTCTCAACTGTTTTTGAAAGAAAAAGCGACGGTATTTATTGCCTTTGCCGCGAAGCGTAACCTCACCTGCTGCCATGTCTTCCCACGTGAATTGTTGGAATTCTGACAGACGTGCGCCCGTTGTACCCAATACCTTGATAAAAAAGTAATAATCCTTGTTGGATTTCGTTTTCAGGAAATCCAGTAGTCGGTTGTATTCCTCTTCTGTCGGGACATTGTTCACATCAAGCTTACGCTTCATCTTAGGCCGTTTAAGCTCTATCGGCTTTTTTAGCCATTTGGAAAACTTTTCTAAAGCGGTGATACGCAAACGGATGGTTTGCGGGGACAGTGATTTCTCTTCCAAAGTCCGTATAAACCTCTTGCAGTTTTCCATACTTATATCATTGGCATATTCAAAGTATTGTTTCAAAGAGGTGTGGTAAATATCTACAGTATGCGAAGAGTAATCATTGCTATCGGTAAGCCATACTATAAAATCATTCAAAAGTTTCCTGTTCTTTTCTGAAATGGTATCAAGCCTTTCCAATGTCTTTGTTTTCTTTTCCCGACGGTTATACCCGATTTTAAGGTGGAATAATAAATCACAAATGGATTCACTCATCAATGGATAACGTGCCCCAATATTGGCATTTTCACGCTTATAAGCCAGATAACCACGGCGATTGATTTCTTCAGCGCTTTCAAGAAAATCCGTTACATATTTGATGTATTTGCCGATGGTATCATAAGTTCTACCCGTTGTGTACAGGTAGGAAATATAATTGGTTAAGATATTTTGTCTATTACTATCCATACTCATTTGATTAAATCACACCAACTGTTATCGCTTTCAAAAAAACATTGAAACCCTTTCGCCGTGTGGTTATTACGCAGCTTTCTACATACCCTGCCTACCAAAGACGGACTGACGCCTAACGCGCTGCCTGCTGCCTGAATGGAAGGGAATACGCCACACAGACGTCCGTCTTTTATCAGAACCACGCTCTTTTTATTCATTCCGGCTCCGGTCTTATGCCATGCCCCACGGCCTTTGGCAAGGCCGGCAAGACTTCTCTTTTGTGACCGTTTGGAATGGTAAACCATTGATTTCCCCTTGTTGTGAGGAATACAACCTTTTAAGAATCTTCCGGTAACAAGGTTCCTGTTATGACGTTCCGGAGAAATATGCAATTCACTCATATTTAATAGTTTTTCATTTGCGCCAACGGGGAAATCCGATTTCCTGCATCTCGCATACCGTTGGCTATATATAATAAGCGTGTACGGCCGCCTTTCATTACCACCGCATACTTTATACCGATTTAAGACTGTATCGGACGCTTATGTTGTCTTTATGACCTGTATCTCTCAGCGATACGGACACCTGCCCCGCATACTTGCACAAGTAAAGATGATTTTCTTGGCTGAAAGAAAGTTCGTTTCAACTTTGTGGTCTTACCACTATCAGACATTTGCAACCATTCGCCCGTCATCGGCTTATCCTCGGTTGCTATCGGTGTCAATTCCGTTCCACTTGCACCCACCACTATCCACCCGTCCGGGCTTCGCTTCTGTGCCTACGCAGAATATATCTTATATTATATATCTAATCATGTCAAAGAACTATGTATAATGCTCCCTCTGCACGATTCGAACGTGCGACCTTCACCACCGGAATACACAGACCGGAAATACTAAACTTTCACGAATAATAACCGAGGCGACACTCTGCCTGGCTGAGATAAGAGGGAAGATATTTTCTAATAGTCGAGGCTATCGTAGTACTGCTTGTTGCTCATATACTCGGATACTACCGCCGACTGCGAACTGTCATTTATCTGGATACTGATAAAGTCGTACTTATCAGAACTCATGCCGGATAACACATCGTCGTTGTATTCCACATGGCCGCTGTATATACATCCCGCCATTACCGCAATGACTAAGGCTATCCGAAGTGCAAGCCGAGAGGCTCTGTTTAAATCGTAGGTTTTCATCTTTCAAGAATCTTTATTATATCAGACTTTCGATATCTTCTGCGATGTCCAACTTTTGTGTATGGAATATCACTGTGCATTACATAACTTATTGACATACTTAATATTCCAGCTGCTTGTTCGGGAGTAAGCCATTCATCAGTTTCTTCCGTAACGGCTTGCGATACAAGATTCTTGATGTCTTTTTTCATCAACTTGTAAAGCTCCTCGGCTAATATTTTGGCTTCATTACGTGTCATAAGCTATTTATTTTTCGCATTTTACAATTTATTGGCAGCTTCTTTACTTTCCTATTGCAGTAATCGAGATGCTATTAGATTCCCAGTCTGTTGTAGTCGAATAATTAGATACATCAGCAGGTTTCTGCGTTTTTTTTACGTAGCCTATCAACGACACAGCCGAATGGCATTCTCTTGGATTTCGCAAAATGAATGTCTTTGTCTTTCCCGGTCTAATTTTCAAGATGTCCTCTACTGTAACTTTCATATATTTATTTGATTTTATTATCGTAACAGAAAGGTATGGTTTGCGAATTTTCGCTATATTTGCAGTGTTCAGTTGCGATAAGGTGCGAATTACGTCCGCATCCCATACCTTATTTGTTTATTTGACTGTGCAAATATAGCAAATATATCGCATAATTGATATTTTAATGGTAATAATTAACTTGTATTAATAATATAAGCTGTGTATTATGGATTATCGAAATGTGAGTGTTTGCGAACGCATAAAGGATATTATGCACGAAGAATCTTTGAGCCAGAAGGAATTAGCGGATAAAACAAATGTTGTTCAATCCTCAATATCTGCTATATTAAATGGAAAAAGAAATCCAGAACCACTTGTTAATGCGATGAGTGAAAAGATGGGGATTAGTAAGCAGTGGCTTGTAAATGGTGTTGGATTTAAATACGAAAATAGCAAAATTATAGCAAGAGATAGCAAGGATATAGTAAGTTGCGAAGGTCTTTCTATGGAAAGTAAAGTTAGTCTTATGAAAGAAATGAATGCTCTTTATGAGAAGCATCAATCTCTTTTGGAAGAGGCTCAAAACATAATGAAAACCATTATCGAGATAAACAAAAAGATATTAATCAGCAACTGCTAATCTAATGTTTCTATGAATGATAATATTTTAATTATTGGGAATGGTTTTGACCTTGACTTAGGATTGAATACTTCATATAAGGCATTTATTGATAAAATGTATATAAAAACGCAGCATCCTAAGCCTACGAATACATTGATTGATGCCATGATAAAAAAATGTGTAGAGTCAGGTTGGATTGATATTGAGTTGTTCCTAAGGGATTACGCTCTCTCATACGGAAATATGAATATCGAAAAAAATCGAAATATTGAGCTTGAATATAAGAAATTATCTAACGACTTAAACATATTTATGTCACAGTACAAATATTTTGATAATAAAAGAAATTATCTTGGTAAATACATTTATAATGTTGGCAGCATATCATCTAAGCTATTGAAGTGGATTTCTGTTCAATCAAATAGTAGGGTGTATTCATTTAATTATACTAATTTGAACGATGTAGCTTGCTCATTAAATGAGCAGCAGAATCTCAATATAAAAGATTTGGATATAAGATATATCCACGGAGAAACTTGTTCTTCATACGATGGAAGAATTGCACCTATTATAGTGGGTATTGATGATATTAATGTAAAAGAAGAATTTAGGTGCATGATAAAGTCCACTCATTCTTCATACAATAGTGGGATTATATCTGATTTGCCTAATGCTACCCATGTCATATTTTTTGGATTTGGAATGGGAAAGACAGACCACCCTTATTTTAGAAATTTCTTCAAGTCAATAGAGAAAGGGGAACTGAATACATTAATAAGTATTTTCAATATCAGTGGGTCATCTGTGTTTTATGGGCAATTGGCTAATATGGGAATAGACGTTGCGAAGATTAGGGAGTACAGTAATTTACATTTTTATTCTGTAAACGATAACGGATTAAATGACTTTTACAATAAATCACTATAATGTAGAAGCTGCTAACAAACGATAATAAATTTAAAGGGAATAATATGAATGAAAAAGCATTGAAAAAGCAACTTACTGATTGGGAACGTGATTTCTTTTCAAGAGACATTCAACTCCTATATAAATACAGGGGGAATATATATCGTGATTTACTCGCTCTAAAAAACAATCAATTATTTATTCCTACGGAAGACGGATTAAATGACCCCAATGAATCTTGCATCTCGTTGAAACGAGTTTATGAGGAGTTGGAATACAATCGGCGGGTAGCTGTGGAGAACCCAATCGTATCATTGAAGGAGCAAGCCGCATTATTGGAGAAGCAAATCTTAGCTACCACTAACATACTAAATATGATGGTTGATAATGTCGGGATTTTTTCTGTATCAAAAAGGTATGATTCAGAATGCATGTGGTCGTATTATGCAAATGGGCATAAGGGATTTTGTATAGAGTATGATGCCAAAGTATTACGGAATTGTTTTAAAGACAAGAATATATTTACAAATAATTTTGAAGTGAAATATTCCAATGAACGGATGACACCAGATTCTGACGAGTTTATGTTATTAGCAAAGAGTAACCCCATAGATACCTTAAAGGGAATTTTTGCCTCAAAGAGTAAGTCGTGGGAGCAAGAAGAAGAATTTAGATATACATTACAGCCAATAAAAGAGTCTCAATATATAGACATTCCAGATAACGCTGTTACAGGTATATACATCGGGGCAAGATGTTCTGATTTTGATAAAAATCTTATATTGAAAACTATAAAATCTATGGGGAATTGTAACATAAAGTTATATCAAATGAAGTTTAAAGAAGATTCTTTCGATATAGATAGCGAAGAAATTAAACTATAAATAAAAAGAATAATGATATGGGGAAATTTGAACGTATTATAATTTACGGCATATCGGTCGTTTCCTTTATACTTTCCATAGCTGCTTTATGTCGAACTTATCCACGATATATATCTTATGAAGAGTGTAATTTAGGTTTTGATTATATGGGAGTGATAGTAGGGGCTTTAGCCCTATTAGTTGGTTTCTTAGTTGCATGGCAAATTTATAAAACGATTGATGTTGATAAGAAAATAGCCATGATGTCGAATAGTAGTAGGGATGCCATTGCCGAGGATATGTTTTATAGAGGATATAGTAACGGGATGGGGGGTAATGGAAATTCTTTCTTTCCGGCGATAAGGACTTGTGTGGCAGCTTTAAATCTAAACTTTACAGAAGAAAAGGCTGCATGTTTCTTAGAAGTTATAGAATATTATGAGGCTCTTTTAGGGAATAATATTCAATTGATTGATAAAACAAAATTAGAAATTGATAAAATAAGATTTAAATCGAAATCTATTGATAAGTGCTATAAAATATTAGCCCAAAAAAAGAAAGAAGCGAAAGAATACGAGAAAAAACAAGAGGAAAAACGTGCAAGCAAGAATACGCGTCAGTAAATTTATCTCCAAATTAGGAAATAATAAAAGTCATACAGTTAAATAGACATATTATGAAAAACGTATTTTTTATCATTTTGTCAGTAATAATTCTTTCATGTCAAAACAATGGCAAGCCCAAAGAGGCTACAAAAACGGAAACTATGGAAGAAAAATATGACAATGCCTGTAAAAAGGCTGCACTTTCCCCTCAAACAGTAGATACTGTATTTATGGGGTTAACTTTTGGTATGTCTGAAAAACAAGCTATGTCTCATTTGCGCAAACTACTCAAGGATGGTAAATTGGAAGATCATTTTGGCAGCTTGACATACACTTTAACTTTTGGTGAAAAAAGTGCAAGAGCAAGAATTAGCTTGTCTTATTTTCAAGATAAATTGTATGAGGTAAGTTTGAATTTTTATGAAATGACGGCGGGAGGCACCTCTGTGTTTGTTCCAATGGATGGGAAATATTTAATACAACCGGCAAGGTCGGCATTTACCCATAAAGTAAATACAACCAAAGATAAATACTCATCATACCAATATAATCTCAGTGGAATAGGATGGATGTTTTGTTTTATCAAAGATAATTTAATAGTTGAATTTTCTCCTCTTGGTAGAATGTCTTATACAAACGCTCCTGTTGAAAGAGCAAAAAAAATATTTGAAGCAAAACAAAAAGCAAAGAAGTCCAAACAGACCATGTCTGATTTATAGATTTAATAGAAACTATTGAAATATGGATAAAAATTTCATAATGATGTGTAAAACAGCAACTGAGCATTTAATAGAACATAAAAGTATTTCCGAAAAACAAAGTATTTCTATGTTTGGTATTAATGGAAGTGCTGTTTACGAAAAACTAAAAGAAATCGGTGTTGGAAAAAATATCGGGTATGGGGATTTGCAAGTTACATCAGAAGCGAAAAGGCTTATTAATTCCCAGTACTTCGAAACGTTGATTGAAAAGATAGAAAACGAGGAGCACGACCGAATGTTATCTAATAAAAGTAAAGAGGCCACTATAAAATCGGCTCGTATAGCCAAAATTGCATTGGTTTTATCGATATTGTCACTTACGGGACTCCCACAAATGTTTTTTAAATGGATATTTTCACTCATTTTCAATCCCGTTGATTAGCTTATCTGTAAAAACGTGAATGAAGTCTTTTTCGTTTAAAAGTTTTTTGTCGAATTTGTCGAAAAAAACTTTTTTACCATTTAAGATGATTTCTCTTGAATACATATTATTGGTATTGTCAACTGATAATGTGATTTCAATTTTGGTTGTTATATTTTCCATTGACTTATTTTTTGTGTAAATATACAATAAACAAATAATTTATCCAACCCGCCAGCCGTATTACTGGCGGGGCATCATAACATGAACGTTGGTCGAAACCTCAACGTGCATCTTACACTATCTGTTTATGCGGCAATTATTTCCTAATCTTTTTTTTCATTTCAGCTATTGCCCTATCCAAAGAAGCAATCATCATTTCATAGTCCTTATGTGATGCGGCTACGTTATTCGCTATCACATTACCAAGTTCCTCGATAGAGGCGCAAATGTCGCCTACAAGTTGTTTGTTTTCTTCCATGATATTAATAGTTAAGTTAGTCACCTACGTAATGAGAACCGAAACGCCCGTAGCTGTTATTGGTATAGTAAGCGGATGCCGGGATTGACAAATCATCATAAGAGCTGCGCTTTGCAGGTTCGGCTAAAGAAACCTTCATAGCTTCTTTCTCTACGTTTATCGCCTCTTCGTCAGACACACGCTTCTTTTCGTTAGCCCAAGCAAGTTTAAGACAGTCCGCCCAAGTCTTTACTCCATGAGTGAGGGAATACAGTTTCATGTACTTCTTAATCTGATGGGCTGATTTCATTATCTTACTTAAGTTGTAGCGTTTCATAATCGTAGAAATTGTGCAGGACTTTCACCCTGCTGGTTAAACTTATTTTGCCGTATTATCTGTTTTCATAAACTCCAAAAGTATCAAGACCAAAGGTTTCCGCGATATATATTGATTCATCTTCACATCTCATTCCACGATACCAACGCTGCAACTCACATGGAGAAACACAAAGTATATCGGCTACATAACAACTCATTTCCCAAAATGAACATTGGTCGTATGCTCCTATCTCTTTAAGATACTTTTTAGCAAAGTATTTGAGTGCTTTCTTAAGCATAGAAGTTTTATCTTTTATGTCATAATGGTCTGTGCGTAGATAATATCTAAGACTATTATCAACACCATTTTTGTTAATGTCATCAAAAGTATCTTTTGCCCACCACATTTCATCTTCTGTTAACTTCATTGCTTTTATGTCTTTGTTGTATATCCGTTTCATAATCGTTGTTCTTTATTGTTTAACTTTGATGATACAAAGATAAAGTAATATTTTATTCCTTACAAGTGAATATATAAATATTACTTTATCTTTAACATAGATTAGTAAACTAATATTTTACCAATAGGTATTAGAGATTAAAATATTACTATATTTGCAGCATTAATCAATTAAAGCTATATTTTATGCAAGTAAGAATCAAAGAAATAATGGTAGAAAAAGGTATGTCGTCAGTTAGTTTAGCTGATATAATAGGCGTTTCAAAGGTTACGGTAAGTAATCTTATTAATAACAAAACGATGCCTTCAGTAGAAACCCTCGAAAAGATAGCTACCGCCCTAAACGTTCCTATGTGGCAATTGTTCGCCAGCCCGGCGGAGGTGGCAGAAGGCGGGAATATTACTGCCTTAATACAGCATAAAGGGGACTTCTATAAAGCCTGCACAATTGCAGAATTGGAGAATATTGTAGGGAAAATCAAAGAAAACAGCAAATAAGTTGTATAGCTATATAACTTTTATTACCTTTGCCTCATGAGAAAGATAATCGCATATAGGAATTATTTCAGTGACTTTATAAAGAAATTGTCAGCAGACGAAATAAACAAGATTCGTCGTGCGTTGGACTTATTCAAAGTGGAAGATAAAATGCCAAGACATTTTATAAAGTTCATACGTGACGGCGTTTATGAATTCCGTGTAAACTATGGGAATAATGAATTTCGTATCTTTTTCATATATGATGGTGATACTGTCGTTGTTCTCTTTAATGCCTTTAAGAAGAAAACACAGAAAACACCGGATAATGAAATAAAGAAAGCAGTAAAATTAAAGGAGGAATATTATGCAGCTAAAAGAAATCAGTAAGGACATTTACGACTTGGATTCATGGTTGGATGAAGGATTGGGCAAAGAGGGAACTCCCGAACGTGAAAAGAACCGCGAAAAGGCGTGGGAAGAGTATAACGCCCAGATTCTATTGGATGCACGCAAAAATGCGCATCTTACACAAGCGGAACTTGCTAAACGAATCGGTGCGGACAAAGGCTATATTTCAAGGATAGAACGAGGCTTGACCGTTCCAACTGTTGCTACTCTTTACAAGATAGCAGCAGCTATGGGGTTAACCGTTGAATTGCGTCCTGCTTGAAAAATAGAGGAATTATGATACTTTAAACTACAGATGTAGTATAGAGAATGGCTTGATTGAACCCGGAGTCGGTTTGTTTTTCACATTATTGATGCACTCGGATTGAGAGTTGACATTGTAAAGCCTATAATGTAACGAATGCAGTATGGGTGAAGAAAATAAATGTGGAGGGTATTTATTATAAATCATCACTGAATGCGGTAATGGATTGTCTGTAATGCGTATGAAAAGACAAAATAATTATTCGTATGGTTGAGGTTGTTGATACCTATATGATACTATGTGATTTTATTTAAAGGATAAATATTTAATTATAAAACAATTACAAATAAAAGAGTAATCGCAACGGAATCACAACGAAAAGGCAAGTAGTCGATAAAACGACTGCTTGCCTTTCGTCGTTTAGCTGGGTATCAAAGAGTTACTACCTTGTCTTTTTCAGTAGAATTCGTGCAAAAAGTAGGTAACATAGTAGAAACACAGCTTTCCGTAGCCCCATTTTTCAGTGGATAGAAATAATTTAGAAAACAAAAATGAGTACGGTAAGAGTCATTCAAAATAAGCAGAGATTGACCAAAGAAGGCAATGCTCCACTCTATATAACCTTTTATATCGGCAAGGAAAAGCTGATGCTTCCTTGCAGAGTATCTGTACCTGCCACTAAATTTGATGAGAAAAGCGGACTTCTCAAGGGAAACAGCAAAGAGGCAAAGGATATTAATCTCATCGTGAACAATCAGAAGGCACGTGTCAATGACATACTGGTGAAGTTCCGGTTGCGAAACCAGGCTTTGACAAAAGATATTTTCATGCGGGAGTACAACAACCCGAGCGATTACAAAACTTTCCATGACTTTGTGAAGGAATATATGAAAACCTACAGCCGGCGCATAGAAGTGGGTACCTTTAAGCACCACTTGAGTTGCATGAAAAAGTTCAAGGCATATAACGAGCTGTTGCAGTTCCGGGAACTCACTCCGGATTATCTGACCGACTATCTGATTTATATGAAAAAGGAGTTGGGAAATACAGAGATAACCGCACAACGTAATATGTCCACCATCAAAATATATGTCACCGCAGCCTACAGAAAGGGTTATATAGAGGAAAATCCCTTTCAGGAGTTCCATATCAAAAGAATAAAAAGTGATGTGGATTATCTGACGGAAGAGGAGTTGATGCAGTTTGTGCAGTTATACTATCAGAGAACATTACCGGAAAAGCTTCAGTTAACTTTAGCTTTTTTCCTATTCATGTGTTTTACGAGCATGCACATAACGGATGCCCGAATGTTCTGCATCGAGCAAGTAAACAATGATGTGTTGACCTATTATCGTGTAAAGAACCGGAATTGTAAACCGGAACCCATTAAAATACCGATGCCTATACCAGCCTTAAAACTTCTGGAAGAGTGGGCTGAAGATAGGGAAGAAGGACGGCTCTTTAGAAATGTACAATGCGATCAGGTTGTCAACCGACAACTGAAAGCTATTGCCAAAGAACTGGGGATTAACAAGAAAATATCGGCTAAGACAGGTAGACATACATTTGCAACTATTTATCTAAGGAAAACGAAAGACTTGTCCAGCCTGCAAAAATTGCTTGGACACAGTAATATCCGGGAAACGATGATTTATGCGCACGTCATGGATGAGAGCAAGCGAGAAGGTATGCAATGTTTTAATAGTTTCACCCTGTAAATAACGTTCAAAGACCGTACATTCGTACGCCTTGTTTATAATCTGTTGTTTTTCAAAATAATACGGCTGCACTTTTCTGTACAAGTTCGTACAGAAGAAGATGCAGCCGCACAATTTTTATTTCTCGTACATCACCCAGTAGGGTTGACCGGCCAAATATTCTACATGATATCCAGCATCAGTCAGTTGCTTTGCAAGTTCTGTCGGCCGTACTGATATAATGTTGGATAAATCATATATTAATTCATCGGTGGTCTTGAAGCATTTGGCAGAAGTGGAACCAATAGGGGAGTAGTTCTGTCCTAAGAAATTGGCTATGGCCTTCTGTTGTTCTGCTTTTATCTTTTCCAACTCATTCTGTTTTTCTTGTTCTTTCTCGTCCTTTTCATTCTCATAGTAAGAACGGAATCCTATTTTCTTACTCATTGTTCACCTCCTTCTTCTTGTGGGGCCAATTTTTTTATCATGGATGATACGATGCGTAAATCACTTATTACGGATATAATGTCATCAGCACTGACTTCGTTTTCAACCTTTAAGTCCAGGATTAATCCGGTGGCTTTATCTATGGAATTGCAACAAGCATTAGCGCCGCCACTCTGCAAAATAGAAATGGTTTCGCTGATGGTGGAAGTCAATATGATGTTGTTGATTTCAGTACTCATACCTCACCTCCTTCCTGTTCCAGCATATTTGCTTTCTCACTAAACTGATAAACAGAACGAACCTTACAGATATCAATAATGAATATCGTGTCTGGTAATCCGCCACTCACTACATAAGCTTCAATACGTATGGTACGGCCACTATCAATTGGACGGGCAGAATATTGTATACGTTTCAGCTTGGGGTGGTCCGTATTAATCCGGTTGACCACATCACATAATTCATGTTTGAGCGCATCCAGGGAAAGTTCATCTTTGATAAGAATGTCCTTATACTTCTCTATATAGTCAATCACCTTTTTCCATGCCCGGTTCTTCGGTGCATAGGTCTGCAAGTGGTAAACAAAGAACATCATGCTTTGCCTCCTTTCTCATTAAAGGTGATGTTGACTGTCCCACCATTGACATAGATGGAAATAGAATTTTCACTACGTGCTGCACGGATACGTTTACGCCCGGAACACAATTCGATACCCAACAGGACAAACAGTTCTTGAACCTTCTCTGCGGATACGTAGCGTCCGCGAGTGCTTTGGTTTGGTTTTGTCATAATGTAACGCTATTAAATAAAACAATATATTGAATAATGCAATAATCCAATAAAAGACGGGAAAGGAACTTTCTCCCAAAAAAATCAGAAAACTTATCAAAAAGAAAGTTCCGCTTTCCCGTTGCGTTACACCTTGACAAGGCAGTGGAGGCATTACACACTCCACACGGGGGTCGGAACTATATGATACCATTGGGCATAAAAAATGCCAACGGCAAAAGTTGGCGAGCAGTCTCGCCTTGTCAAAATGTAACGCACCACAAAGATGCAGGTTTATTTTGAAATGGCAAAAGAAAAGCGGAGATTTTTTATCTCCGCTCCAACATTTATCATCCTTTCAAATATTTATCTACAGTCTCAAAATCGAGAGTCACATCAACCATTTTAAGCAGTTTTTCATACTTAGTCAAAATAGCTTGTTTTGCTTTATCATGTTCTGGAAGAACGGAGAAGAAAGCAGTAGTAAACATCTTATCCAAACTCATTTCATGGAGAAGTAATTCTTTGGCTTTTTCCTTCTCCCCAGCCGAACAATACAGTAAGAACATTGCTTGGAAATTTTCGTTTGGTACCATTTTCTTTTTAATATCCTCTACATGATTACATAATGTAAAGAATCGAACAAGCAGAACGATTTCAATAACCGCAGTCAAAAAAATAATAAAATGAATAATTGTTTCCATTGGATATTTATTTTATATTATAGAACAAAGGTCAGAATAACTAACCAGCTAACAAAAGAAAAGCGGAGATTTTTATAGAGGAAAATACAAATTTTACATTACGTATCTGAATCTATAGTAAAGTCAATAGTTTTCAGTGAAGGGGTTCTGAGTGAAAATACGCAGTGATCGCCTTCACGTGTTATGGCAAAATCACACAAGGATATAACGTCCATCCCGATGATAACATCCACTCCATTCATAGATACTTCCTCCACTTCTAACGAATCAATGCGGCATAGTGTAGGCAGAAAAAGAGAGATATGAAATGAACGCGTTGTCATCTTTCCACCAGCATGGTTTACTGTGTGTAATCCAGTTTGCTGAAGTCCCAATTCATACACTACTTTTGAAGATATAGAGGTACCTGATGCACCGGTATCCCATAAGGCTTTATAGGTTTTGGCTTTCGTAGAGGTATTTATACTCTTTGCCACCGCACAGTTGGATATGATTTGGTGAAAGCGAGGTGACTTGCTCCGAAGGGTAAATACCCCCTCCTTATATTCTACCATATTCCATGTGATTTTTACCATAAGGGCTGCAAAGTTCAACGATGTATCGCCCTGTCCCATACTCTACTTCTCCCCATTTATAGGCTTCTCTTTCATCCGCATAGTCGGCTACCACTTGTCTCCCCTTGATGACGACATATCGGTCTTTGTACTTGTTTATGAACTCTTTCTCGTGTGCAAGAAAATAGTCATGTTCCACTTCGATAGGATATGTGTTATCCTCGATGTCTATCCTAAGACCAGCAATACTTCGTTGTAGGGAACGAGCGATTGAATCGTAAATCCTACTTTTACTGATGGTGATTTCGACTCCTTCGTGCTGGAATGTAACATTCTCGTTTTTTTCGGTATAGGTCATATTCAATGGATTGGTAATGGCAAAGGTCGGGATAAGTTGACAGATAACAAAAAGAAAAGCGGAGATTTTTTGTTTCTCCGCTTCAACTTCAATTATTTATCGTATTTTTGTATGAAAAGAATCATCCATGGAGAAAAAGTTCAAATTATATTTTGTATTGTTGTTCATAGTGACTCCCTTCATATTGGGGAGCATTTTCACCCTTCTAATAATGCAGTTATTAAAACGGTAATGACAGACCCTATCAGTGTAGAAACTAAAGAAATCAGAATGGCAGCGGTCTTGCTTTCTTTCCACCATTCCTTTATGGATAGTTTTTGCTGATAATTCTTCATCCCCCTGCGTGCCATCTTTTCTCCTTCCGGTGTCAGCCGGAGCCAACCTTCACCAAGCAGGGCAACCAGCTTATAGTCGTTTATCAACGTGTCGAACACAAAGTTGATGTCTATCCTGTCCATTCTTTCGGTAAACTCTTTAAGCAATAGGCTACGTGCGCTATCCTTGTTGACTCGTCCATCATGTTCCACCAGTATCCTTAACAGTCTGTCTGCTATCTTTATTTGTTTTTCAGTCATAGTATTATATGGCGAATCCCTTATCAAAACGCGCCCAAAGGTATAGCCACACCTTAACCCGGTTTTACGGATTACGTTTTGAAAAGGGATTCATATTGATAAACGTGTGGCTATGTTATAAGGGCACTGCAAAGGTCGGAATAAGTTACCAAACAATAAAGAAAAGCGGAGATTTTTTGTTTCTCCAGTATCTCTATTGGGCTTTTAACATACCTACATATCGGAGATATTTATTTTTGCCTTATATTTGTCGGCATAATCATAATCTGTATGTTCGATTGTCTGAGAAATATATTAGCATTTGCAAGTACATTTCTTGTAATAAGTACCAGTACAATGCTGCTGATACAAGGAATTGTATGTTTCGTTACATGGGATTGGACATACAAAAAAAACACCGATTATAGAATTATCATAATCGGTGTTTTGGTTGCTTTATTGCTTATTCCCTTCTACTACCTGCCAGTTCAATAATTACGCCTACCTTCGTTTTTGGCATTTAAGATTTCAATTATTGGTTGCATATCTTCAGGAGTCTTTATTTGTAGAGAGTCCATTGCTCGTGCAGCTGCTCTTACTAATTCTCTATCAGCTTTCCTATCGAGATAATCATTAATTATTCCACCGATACCGTTAGTATAGATGTCCAGTCCATCTTTTTTATTGAATTTAACTCCTCCGCCAGTTAGTATTGTGGTAAATAACCCGAAAAGCAATAGTTTCCCAATTCCTTTAGTCGATAATCGTAACCATCCTGGAGATTCCATTTGAACTTTCATGTTCAAAGGAGCTTCTGAGGAAATATTGTAATTTTGACAAAAATCGTCAATTAACAATGAAACAGCTTTTAAATCGCAAAAGTCATCCAAAGATACTTCTTTTTGAGTCCGAATTTTTAGAACTAAATTCATAACATCTTCTTTGACATAACAATCGTGAATTACACTGTCTATATAAGAAGCGTAATTACTTACATCGGATAAAATATGCCTGGAAGTAAACATTAATTGTAGGGCGGGAGGAAGAGTTGCTCTTCTACCAAAATATCTCCATTTAATATGCCTTCTTTTTTTGAAATCACAATGATGCTCATCATCAATTATGGGTGTGTTTTCCTCATACATATTTCCATCAATAATACCAATTGCAACATGACTGGCGCCTGACGATGGAATAATAACAACGTCACCTTGTCGTATATCACGAGCAAATCGTAGAATTTGAGCAACGGGATAACCGGAGTTTCTTATATCAGGATAACGGTGATGAAACATTGCTTTCAAAACTTCTTTGGCTGCATTATCTGTTTCTGGTAAGTGTTGTAAATCTCCTAATGATATATTATTGTACCCAACGGCGATGTAATTACCTCTTATAAATTCTCCGTAATAAGCACCTCCCATGGTACGTACCATCCAATATTTCTGTTCTTCATTCAGATTTTTTAAATCACCTACTAAATCTTCAAAATTGAAATACTCCATTTGAATAGAAAAATAGAGCTTACTCTTCACAACGGGGCATGTTGCTACAAAGTAAACTCTATTAATCGCGATTTATACCTTTTACAATTAAATCCGTATGCCCCACGTCTTTATTGTAGTTATTTCTTGATTGCAAAAGTAAGATAAGTCATTGATAAAACAAAAGAAAAGTGGAGATTTCTAACAACCTATATTTCATAGAACCAATATATAGAAAACAAAAAAGGCTTCCAACCCGTGGAAGCCCTCTTAATTGTCATTAAAAACCTTACGGTCTCGCGATTGACCGAGAAGTATCTTTCAATCCATCACCGGAATTTACATCATGCCAAGTGCACCTGGCTTATGTCATTCAGAAAGCCATGCAATGCACTTTCCAAACAAAATCCCGCTTTCTCCATAATAAAGAAAGCGAGATTGAGGTTGCACCCGAAGGCTGGCGGGTGACTTCTTGTTCAAATCGGGGGATATGGTCCCGTAGCCTTAAATATTATCAGCAGCACGGCGTAGGCGATCTGCCAAATCACACAAAGCTCCACGCATTTGCTCTTTTTCTTTTTCAGAAAATTCCCCTTTGCCGCCGTTACCATCTATGCCATCCAGCTTATGATAAAGCCATGAACTGGACTTTCCAAAATAGTTGCGGGCTATCTCCCGCCATGATACTATCATTAAAATATCTTGAAGCTTTTGCTTCATTGTCATTTCAGCTTGAGGTGTTACAATCATTGTTTCCATATCTTTCTATATTTTTATGGGTAATTGTGCCCACCCTTTCGAGGGTGGGTTCTGTTTTTAATCTCTTGGTAAATCCACTAACTTATCAAATAGTTCTTGACAATACCAAAGTAACTGTGGGTAGCCGTTAGGGAAAGAGTTCTGATAATTTCTTATGCACCGTATCAGTTCCTCTTCGTCCTTGGTCAGCTTCAGTCTTTGTTGTGGAGTTCTTAATCTCTTTTTTCTCATATCGCTTATTTTTTTGAACACGACAAATTTACTACGAAAAATCGTATTAAGCAAATTTACTACGAAAATTTGTAGTTAAAATATACTGCAAAATTATTCTATACGGTAAAAAGTCCCCTTCAACACCTTATTTAATCCATCCGCATCTATCTCCGCTTCAATCTTCTCGCACAAATACCGCTTGTTACCTATGAGAAATACCTTATTCACATCCGGTAATTTATCAGTCTGGAACTGGATAGTATAAGGAATATCCGAATGAAACTTTTTAAGATTGGATAGTCGGCGCCCCATACTATTTGGACAAACATCGTTCAAACTGAGAGAATAGGGTAGGAACTCCGTGAGTTGTGCTTCGGTCTTCTGTTGGTAGTCAGTGAAAGGATAGGCATGGCTATAAGGCTTTGTCTGTCCGTTGGAGGTCACGTTCTGCCGGTTAAATATTCCAGTGTTGAAGGCTATCTCCATACGGTCATTCTTTTGTTGCTTCTCCGGCAACTCGATATCACCGTCAATTGCCTCTTGGATATTGAACCCTTCTCCCTGCGGACTGATTATCCAGTCCGGATTATAATTTTTGCGATAATAGCTGATTAAGGGAATGTTCAAAAACAGGTTGGTGTCGGTCCGTACCACATCAAAATTATGTTGCAGCCGTTTCCATGTACCACGGTTATGTTGTACAATCTTAGCAGGGACTATTTTCAGCTCGACATCCGTATCATCAGATTCCGGATGACGGACAAAGTCTGCATAAAGATTGACCTCACGCAGAATGTCGGTTTCGTTCTCATTGTAATTGATGTAGTAACGTTTACCTACGACAAATATTACTTTCTTCCGTTCTGCCTTATCCATGCCGTCATAGGCATTTTTCATCTGCTGATAATGGGTGTACTCTATTTTCTTAGCGGCTTTCAACAGATTCCGATCCAGTCGGAAGTAACCATCATCGGAAGTGGAAGGAAGGTCGTAACCGACATTGCCAGAGGTTACATCCTTATCGTTCTTCTCCTCGTTTATGTCGACTGTAAATTCGTGTAGTAATTCAGTGTAATTGATAATTTCCTTATCAGGATTAGAAAAATAATTGTTCAGTTCAACAAAGCGTACGATTTTGGACTGTTCATCCACAACAGTAACTACGCCTAAAAACTTTTCCAACTCGTTAAAAAACTCGGAAATAGTCCAGTGTGGCAATGCAGTTTCGATACGGAATGAGTTTACTGCACTACATATATAGATGTTCCGCAAGAAATTGTTGTCAAAGAAAGTAGTATCAAAAGTATATCCAAAATAGTCAATCAGTTTTTTGATTACTGTAAGCAGATACGGTTGGAAACTTCCTATCAAGTAACTTGAATAAGGATTGAAGTTGGTTGTTCCCTCTTCATACGTAACTGCATTGACCAGGTTTTCTTCTTTTGCTTCTTGGTAAAACACTGGCAAGAAAACCCCGTCTACTTCATCTACCGAGCCATAGACGGTAGTCATTTCCGATTCCGGTAAGAAGAACTGAAATAACCCCGGTGTGGGGGGAACATAGGGGCCGCCCAATTTTAATTCATCGATATAAATATCATCATTTGTCAGAAGGTTAAATTCCGCATTACCTGACACAAGCTGTACTTTTACCAATGTATCTTCTATAGACAACAAAACCGCACTACCATAAAGCAGGCATTTACCATCAACGATGAGCGTAGCCGGAAGTATGGTCTTTTCTTTTGTTACATCCAAACGATTGACATGCTTAAATATAACATAATTGGCAGGCATGGGAAGCTCAACATCCATAGAATAATTAGAGCTACGGGTAAAATAAGGATTCTCGGATGTAAATGTAAAGCTGAACCCTTCAGGAAGAACAGCCAATTGTCCGTCAATATATAATTCGGTCATTGCTTATTACGTGATTTATTGTTATTCAACATTTGGTATTCTTTTTGAGCCTGGTTGATACCCCGTTTACCGGTAACATAAGTTTCCGCTACCAACGGTTCGTCCAAGCGATTCTTAAGTTTGCGAAGCATACGGGTACAATCTATCAGCATTGCCACTATCGCCGGGTCATTGGTAGTCGTTGTTGCACTGGCAGCAGGTGTCTTGGCCGGTACGGTACGGGTACTCTTTCCGGAACCTGCCACTGCTGCTATATCTTCAGCTGTTAGGTTGCCGACATTTCCACTGCGTTGTGCCACATCAATGGCGTCGAATATCGGCCGTAAATTCGGGTTGGCCACAGCAAAACGATTGGCGACAAATTCATTTGAATGGACTATGCCCTGCGGCTGGTTCCAATCGCCGGGACCGGTGTAGCCACCCGTGTAGAAATTACCCAATATACCTTTTGCTGTTTCAAAAGCGGCTGTAATCAGCGCTATCTTAGCGGCCGCGGTGGCTATACCAGTAAACCCTTTGGTTGCAATATCTTTAATCGAAACTTCGGCAATAGCGGCAGCCTGAGTGGCAATCAGTTGTTTTTCGAGTGTATCCAACATGATGACCAACACATTCTTCATGAATTCACCGAAATCTTTTTCTTCACTGGTGAAGAATTCTGCCAGGCTTTCGCCTAATTGCTTTGATACATCTATCATTGTATCTTTCATTTTGGTGAACGCTTCGACTTCAGCTTCATACTTTTTCCTGGCATCTGCCATTTGTGTTTCATTACTCTGTTCACGGATTTCTTGTTTGCGTTCCTCACTCACGGAAGCATCTTCCAGCACTTTTGCATAATACACATTCTGCAACCTACGTAACTCATTGAAGTATTCTTCTTCAGAAGTTTTGTTTTCATAATGGTACATAGTAGCCGCTCGTACCCGCATTTGATATTCTTTCTCCAGACGTGAATAGGTCGCTTGACCTTGTTCCTTACGACGTCTCTCTTCTTCTTTGGCAGACTGTTCATCAAATTTGCGAAGCTCATCACGCGCCTTTATTTCCGCATCAAGTATTTGGTCATTGATACGCTGGATTTCGTCTGGTTCCAATCCTTTGACCTTTAGTTTATCACTGAGCAGTTGCATTTCAGCATCATGCACCTGTCTGTTGTATTCTTCTTGCGTTATCTTATCATCGGCAAGATACTTTCTCTTTATCTCAGCGATGCGATGATAGTATTGGGCTTCTGCTTCGGCAAACTTATCTTTATTGGAAGAGTCAGTTACCGATGCACTTTTATTTTCCTTTTTCTTCGGTACATTCCCTGTTACAACCACTTCAGGAAGTTCGTTGGTTTGTCCCACTCCCGGAACGAAAGCAGCCAGTTCATCTTTAACTTTTTTGATACGTTCCGCCTCTTTAATGACAGTGTTTGCATAAGACTTTATACTATTTTTCAATTTTCCGGGAATGTATACGCCTTTTAGGAAAGTGTTGCGTAAACCATAATCCAATGATTTGGATATATATCCGGCACTCTTACCCGCATCAACATATTTTTTGGTAACTTCATCAATGCGTTGTGTAATAACATTTACTTGTCCTGCAGGAAGCATGTTTAACAGTATTTCCCGTATATCATTCATTTTATCCACTTTTTTATCAAGCATATCACGATTGATTTCTTCCACCTTCTCATCCATAACCTTTTGGGCGATGTTGGCCTGCATAGCAGTATTAATATCCTGATAGGCTTGTTTTATATCTTCAAGTGTGGAATGTTCATCCAATAAGTTTGTTAGATATTTCCCGTATTTCAAATTTATTTCATCAATAAGCTCTTTACGGCGTTTGGTTCCGTCTCCGGCGCGTTGTGCGGCATCAGTAAGTTTCTTCAGTTCAGAACGTTCGGAATATAATTGTTTTTGATAATCTTTGGCAGCTTTTTCAGCTTCAGTTGTACGGGTCACCACTTTATATATGGCAATAGCGATAGCTGTAATACCAGCTGCAACTGCTACATATACATTTTTAGAACATACGGCATTGAACGCTTTCATGGCATTTTTTGCACGTTGCAGATTTCCCGTAAACAAAGACGTTGCCGCAGTACTCAGAAACATTGTTGCTTTCAAAATTTTAAGCATCAGGTTATGTCCCTGAAGCGTAACCGTCATGGTATTTATATTACGGACGGCAAGCATAGTTTGTCCGTTAACCGTAGCAATGGCGGCAGCATAAGCAAGCTGCATACTTTTACCTATAGCCAAGATTGTATTATAAGCTTTATGGAAAATGGAAATTGTTCTTAAATATCCTACATATAAAGCAACAGGAACAAGCATTACAGCCACTGTACCGCCCCATTTTTGAAACCAGTCTATCAATCCAGGTAAATACTTGAGTATATTGGTCAGCATATTGGTACTCACCGCCAGAGCCGGATTCAGTTTCTCCCCCAAATCAATAGCTGCCAGTTTCATTTTATTGCGCGCCTGCTCCAATTTTGCCTGTGCCGTATCACTGTTTATTGCCGCCTGTTCATACGCCACATTGGTTCCGGTAACGGCAGCCGTAAAGTCCTTTACCATTTCCGTGTTCTGAAGGATTACGGATGCCGTGTTATAACCTTCTTCCCCGAACATCTTTTTAATGGCGCCTGCATCCATGTTTTTATTCTTCAGGTTCTCCAGGGCCTTATCTAATCCGACAATTTTAGGATTGGTCTCATCGGCTCCTGTCTGAAGAACCAGGAAGAATTTCTTCAATCCCGTTCCGGCCACTTCATCCTTTATGCCTCGATAGGCAAGTGTTTCAATCAATGCAACCGTCTGCTCGATGGGGACGTTGGCAGAAGCAGCTGCCGTACCCGCATTCCGGATAGCTTTTGCCTGACTTGCAATATTGGCGGAACCGGCCTGGGAACCGGCAGCCAATACGTTGGTAAACCGTCCTGCCTGGTCAGCTGCTGCACCATATTGGTTAAGTGATAAGGTAAGAGAGTCAACCGCTTCACTGAGTGTAATATCCTTGGCTGCCGCTTGTAATCGCATCGCTTCTTCAGTGACTTGTTTCAATGCTTCCTTATCTCCAAGCAGTTCCGGTTTAGCCGAACCAACCAACATGAACGCATCAAGGATTTCGGCAGCAGACTGGCGAACACGCAATCCCTCCTTTGTCATGGTGGTGGAAAGTGTCTTAGCCTGTTCTGTCAACCAGGAGATGCTGTCATCATCAAGTCCGGTCAATGCCTTCAATCCGGCTTGCGATTCTTCCAACTTGTTGCGTTCATCCCTGATGGCGCGTAAGGCAAGCGTGAATCCAGTCAGAAAACCGATTACAGACAAGATAACCCCACCAAAACGATTGAACCAGTCCACCATGCTGCCGACACTGACAGTTGCTTTCTTGGTTTCAGCGGTAACGCCTTTTATCTCCTGACGATGCTGTTTGAGTATTCCTTGCAAATGCTGTATCTTCGCCATGGTGCGGTTATATTCTTCAGACCCCATGGTCATAGTTTTCAGCCGTTGTGTCAGCTGTCGGCATTCTTTCTCAATATGATTGACATCATTGACTATCTCCTTTCCATCGATATAAAGATAAATACCTCTTTTCTCTGATTTATTTTTTGCCATTCTTCTGAATTTTTAGTTTATCAAATGTGTCCAGTATTTTTTTGAAAGCTTTATCCCCGTAGTATTCTCCGGATATATCCGCTAATTCAGTGATGTGTTGGTTAATTACCCCGTCAATGAAATCAACCGGTTTGCGTAACACTGTAAAGGTTCCGACTCCTGTTTGGTATTTCTGCTTTTTTATCTCCGCATAGGAATAGCCCTTTTTAACCAATGCAGACTTTATGTCTTCATTTCTCCATTTCTTCTTTTTTCGGTTGTACAGATTATACCCTTTGACCACTACACCATTGATACGGGTATATCCACGTCCTACACCATAGTGTACAAATACACCATATTGTTTGAATTTAAATGCAATGCGGTTTATCTCATCTTCGGTACCCCCTTCGGCATATCTCATTTTCTTCTCCAGACTACGGCTCAGTTCATCGGTTCCCCTGGTTCTGAGTTGGAGAATATTGCATGAAATGCTTATAATGGAGTCCATCCAGGCACCTACATTCTTTTTAAATTCCGGTGCTGTGACCAGCTTGTTTTGGTTTGTTTCTTCCGCCATAAAAAAGCCTTTAGTTTCAGGTACAAAACTAAAGGCTGAAAAGAGTGGGAAAAAGGACAAGAATTTAATGAACAGAGAATTTAAAATCATTAATCCGGTTCAGCCATCCCTTCCGGAATACAACTTGTGAAGGGTCTCTTTCGCAGATTTCTTCAACAAATCGGATTCTATCCGCCTTGATAGTTTCAAACAGCTGGCGCTGATTGGCCAGATTGATACTGGCAACAGTCTGAGGTCCTACAATGCCGTCCATCTTGATTTGCAGGAGTTGTTGTACTCTTGTGATACCAGGACGTCCGGAAGCCCATACCCAGTCCACGCAAATGTTGGCAATGGATTGACTGTGTATAAAATCGGCCTGATATCTGTCCCAATAATACTTCTTGAAAATATGAAAAACATCGTCCGGAGTAATTATACGCAGGTCATCTGCGTCAATATCTCCGTCACCATCTTTATCATAACCGCATGATTTCCAAGTTGACAAGGTTATTCCCATGTTGGTCTTACCACCTTTATCGTTCTTGTGGTCACTCCATCCGCCTTCCCATTTGCGGATAATCTTGAATAAAACTTCTGCTTTTGCCATAATCTATAAACTTACTTATTAAAAGATTTCGCAAAGGTGTGTATTACAGCGTTATAGTAATAGGACATCAATCCTTAGTCCCGCAAGAACTTAGAAATATCGGGCTGAAGGTGTCATTCGTGAACAGTGCCGGTCAGGTAGAAACATGGGAATATCAGAACGGAACGTTCACTAATATTCTAAGTTGGACACAAAGTGGAGCACAGAAACTTTCAGAATTAGTAAAGACGAATGATGCCACCAAACAGAAAATAGGTGTCTATGGAAGTAAAAAAAGGAAATTCGATTGGCAATTCGGCGCCAGCTGGTATGTATCCAATGGTGTATTGGCAAGGTACGGTTATAATGCATTCTACTCAGAACCCCTATGGTTGAATGCCGGAACATATATAATCGATAACAATCCCGGTAATGTACAATATTTCCTTTCCACGGAGTATCCTGATATAGGCATTAAAGCCGACATTGCGAATTTGGGACAATCGGTCACTTTATTGGAGCCGGCATATCTGATGCTCAACAATCCGACAGCCAACAGGGATATTTCAGAAATGACGATTGACATTTACGAAAGTGTTATGACGGAAATGCTGGAACAGCAACGAAAGGATATTACCGAAACTATGGTGCATACCCGGAGAAAAATCAGCTTGGTGGAAGGACTGGTACCCACCTTTAATGCTGCTGGTGCAGGCCTGACCCTGTTTGTTCCACTATATGACCGGGCGGATAGAGAGTTATATATAGAGCTGCCGGAACTTTATTCCGCCGGAATACGCTTGTACAGAAATGGTATAAATGACTCGTATCTATCCCCCGTTTCAGAGAGAATTCAGATAAGAAAGGGCAGCTTCAAGGTGGATGTCGAAACGACAGGATTGGACATAATATTCTCTTATATGGGTAAGGCGGTTACCGAAGAAACCATGTTGGATATCAACAAAATCAGCCTATACCGTCTTGACCATATTGACATTGATATACAGAAAATAATTGGCGGCCAAATAACGAAAGATGTCAAACACCGTTTTACATTCAATGTTCAACGAAGCCCTTATATCAAGGATGATGCCCTTGTGCTGCCAAGCGCTTATGCATGGAAGACGGAATGGTATTATGTGAGGAAAGGTGTATATAAACTGGAAGGATTCAAAAACGAAGCCTTTCAAAATGCAGTATTGATACAGGCATGTGTTGAAAAAGAGTCGGATATTGCAGAGGGATGCAGGGCCGTGACTTTCCAATCAGTCCTGAAAGACGGCAACAGGTATATTTATGTAACAGAAGACGGATTCATACAATTGCCGGATAAGACCTATTCTCCTGAGAACTCCGGCGCTTGTTATATATATGACAGGATAACTGCTGTAGCAGGAGATGCCGAAACCTCACCTGACGGAGAACCTGTCGTTATAGTTGATATTACGGACCGTTTTAGCGGATGGTTCATCCCCTCATACAATCCTAATTTAGTGACAACCGATGCCTACGCGGATGTTCTTCCCGGTGCAAGAATAAGGGTATCATTCAATGCAGGGTGGTATGGAACGGGCTTTTTCAGCTCTCGCCCTTCTGACATTGATACTGACAAAAAGAATTTTGGTCCGTTGACTCCCGGTGCTGTCGTCGTTGCGGATTTCAGTTATATGAGACTTAATTTCGCCAATATCAATAAAGTAACCGATGATATGATAAGGGAGCTTGAGATGAACCTGCATGTCACACTTGAGATTCCCAAAGAAAAGGTGATATTGGATAAAATAGAGGCGCCTAAAGTTCAACCGGAGAGCTTTAATATTGATTTACCAAGATTCGGGCGTATCAATATTATAACGGATGAAGGTGATCCTCTATCTTTGTGGCCTGTTGATAAAAGTACGAAACACCATACCAGGATAGAATACGATGATGGAGCAAACACATTTGAATGTTATTCTGACACATCCTATCAGGGAAGCAGTTCATTGGGATTGCCACAGAAGAACTTCAGACTGCGGCTGTATTCGGACGACGGGCTTACCCAAAAGAAGAAAGTGAAGTTCGGTTCCATGATTGAAACGAACCAGTTCAACCTGAAAGCCTTCTACACGGACATAACCCAATGCAAAGAACCGGTGATATACAGGCTGTGGCTTAAAACAAAGATGTCAAGGGACTTTGATGCACAGTTCCCTTGGTCAGACAATTTGAAGTTGTTCTCTTCCGTTACCGGATGCTATTACGGTTTTCCGGTGGAGATACGGGTAAACGGGGAATTTTACGGTCTTTCTTTCCTGTTGAACAAGAAAGACAAGGACAACTATCTTATAGACAGCAGTGATAAGGGATTACTTGTATGCGGTGAAACAAATGCCGCCGGTTTCTGGACAACCTATGACAGTACCAACTTTGCAGATGAGATAGACGACGAGATGTCGGAAACTACTGTATCCGCCATGAGGGATTTCATTGAGGAGTTTTGTGCAAGGGACATATCCTATATCCGGGAACATGCTTCCGAAAGGCTGTATGTGGATGACTGGATTGACTATTACATCTTTCTTGAGGTTTTTGGAATTGTGGATAATTATGCCAAGAACCTGCTGTTTTACAGTGGTGAGGACAAAATGAAGTTCAGTGCATTCCTGTATGATTGTGACTGGTCTTTCGGGTATAATGATAGGAGTGGAGTGGAATATAATGCCTTGACAATGAAAAAAGGGACAGCTCAGGCTGTCGACACATCATTTTTTGAGAAGTTTGTTTCAATTTTCTGGATAAGAATTGTAGAGCGGTTTAATTATTTGTATAACAGCGGTTTTATAAACTATGAGGCTGTAAAGCGTGAATTTGTCAATATTCAGTCCGGTATTCCATACTCCGTCTTTGCAGACGAAATGGAGAAGTGGCCGAAAAAGTTTGCCGCAATCACTGATACCCCCAAGTACGGGTATGCTCCTAAATTGCTTCTATGGTACAAAAAAAGAATTGAATGGTTGAAAAATAAACATTTTCTGCTTGGGAATGTGACTTATTTTTAAGAGTATTATTCATCCCGGACCGTGAAGTGCCGGGATGAATTTGTGTTAACCTTATTGGAAAGTAGGATCAACCCCATTATCCAACACTTCAATACTGACTTCAAGACCGCTTGTGTTTTCTGCGACTGAAATTGTATTAGCCCACCTTCTCGGCACATCACTTTCCACAATCAAATGGTCTCCCATATTAATCATCGTATGACAAGCCAAATGTATGGATGCAAGTGCCGTACATATATCCTGTACAGACATATCGTCAGTAGTGGCCACACTCCACGGCTTATTAGTGTATGAAGTACCTTCTACCTCATTGTCTATATTTTCGCTTCTGAATAATGTAGTGGTATACTCTTTCAGAGTAATAACTCCATTGGTAGGAGCGCCTGTAAAAGAGATTTTTATTTTTTCTCTGGTGCCATAATCAGTGCACACCTTAACCCCTTCACCGAAATAAGCACTCCCGACAAACGGGAATACAGGCTTAATCATAGATATATTATTTCTCCAGGTTTTAAGCAGAGAAGTATATTGCGTATTAGTATCAACGACAACAAGCAGCCCTTTGTCTGCATAATCTTTGATGGCATTTAAAATCCTCTCTCTGTCTGTCGTAGTAGCGGTATCATGGGCATACAGAGCAAGATGCTTTTTATACTTGACCGCTTCATCAAGTAAAGACAATGAATAATCTACCAACTCTGCATTATCCATTCCGTGCCTTGGGATATACCATCTATTAGTGCCGGCAGTGATAAACCTGGCTTCACCGTTGAAATACTTCTGGCCGGTTGTTCCGATGGAATAATTATAATACTTGGATAATATTACAGCACTATGGGCATCCATATAATTCTCAGGAGGACACCACCCCTCGGTTTTCAGCCCTTGAGAAATAAAGTATTCTTTGGCTGATTTGATTGTATCTTCAAACTCAGCATCACTGAAGTTATTACTTCCTTTATGCGGGTTCCACCCGTGCGCTATAAAACCATTCCCGGCTTGTATTAACGACTTGAATTTCTCCTTGTCCTGGATAGACCTGTTTTTATATATAAAGGCATTAAGACAACAGGTAATTGGAATACCCATTGGGTTCGCCACGTCACACCAGGAAAAAAAGGCATCAATGTAATCCAGCATTATACTGACTGATGCTGTTTCTTGTAATGTCGGTATGTGCGTGTCTAATTTGTTTAACAACTTTATCTCTTTATTGGTCTCTTCTATTTTTTCATCAATAGTTGGAAAAGTGTATGATATAGATACAGTTGCATCCAAATCATATCCCTTATAAATTATATAAGGATAGTCAGATGGTGACGGCGCAACAATCTGTTTGCTGCCTGATTCAACCTTATTACTTCTGTATATCTCTTGTACTCCATCCGTATTATTATCACTTGACTTGCTGAAATAAACCTCAGTCCAAGCTGCTTTAGTATTAGCATAGTCAACATTCAAGGTACTGTTGTCAGGAAATGTATTCTCTAATGACTGAAATTGCATCTTAAATGGATATATATCAACATTTATCTCTTTGCCGCCAATACTATCCTGTATGTCAGAGATAATTTGGCTCTGCTCTTCTATTTTCTGATTAACATTTTCAGAAACCTTATTGATGTCGTCAAATATGTTTTTATTCTCACCAGCAGATATTGTCGTTTTAATGCTGCTGTCATCTACTGCCTTAAAAAGTATATATGGATATTCTGACCTATTAGGAGTTTTACCTGTTCTACTAATAGTTTCATGATTCATCCCTTTAACGACCAAATCAGGATGGAAGTATTGTTGGCCTTGATATGGAGATACAGACGAGAACGCCAAGAATATAGTTTGCTTATTCGGGTTATCAATGTGAATAGTACAATCTTTCCCTTCGGGGAAAATATTCTCAAGGGATTGCCAAACTGCCGATGGAGAAAGTTCTAATGTTATCTCTTTGTCGTAAGTTCCATCTATATCAATCTTATCGGCGTTTAAGTTGAATATATCATTATCAATTCGTTCAATCATTGCCTGATTGGGTATTTGCTTCCAATTGCTATCCTTAGTAAACGTCCCGCCCTGGAACTCCCATGTTTCTACTTTTCCATCTGAATTGATGAATGACACCTTCAGCCCGATATTTCTAAGTTC